TCCAGCTGTTCCTGAGACTGAAGCAAGACCAGGTGTGATAAGAGCAGCATTTGGAGTCGTTGTAAACAAGCGAATTCCATTTGTTGCAGTTGCTGTGAAAGCAAGACCTGTTGGTGATGCTGTAGTAACGGTAATTGCAGTGGCTGAATCTGTTAATCCACCCGCTACAACAACGTTAGCTGAATTGTTGACGACAATTGTACGTGAACCCTTGTCATCTGTTGTTGTTGCAGTTGTAGTGACAGTGTCATTATCAGTCAACGTCAATGATCCGGCAATACCAGTTGTAGTAACTGAGTAGTTGATAGTTGATGTTGCAAGTACTGCAGCATTTACAGAGATTAATTCTACTGTGAATGTATATGTACCAAGTGTTGCACCAAGTACAGCATTAAGTGTTGCTGTTCCAGTTGCAGACTGTTGAACTGTCACTGCAGTTGCAGCTGTTGCTCCAGCTGGAACAACTGTGTTAGTCAACTTGAATGATCCACCAGTGATTGGATTTCTCATAACAATTTTCAAGACTTTAGTTGGATCTTTAACCCAAATAGCTGGCATTGTTTGAGTCATGAATACACGGTATCCGTTGAAGTTTCCAGAAGACTGGAATCCTTGAGTACGTCCCATGTAATCCATTGTACCGTTTTGATAGAACCACTTCAATTGATTATCCCAAGATAACTTCAACAAGAAGATGTTGTCATTAGTGTTATCCGTGATATCAAAGATAATGAATGAGTAAGAAGACAATGGGAAACCATCAATGATTGGGTTTTCAATGTCATTGGTGTGTAGGTTATCAAACGCTGGGTTCAATACAAACTTAACGTTAGCCAAGAATGGGATAACATAAGAAGTGTAAGCAAATCCAAAGTTCAAGTCCATACCTTTACCAGTGATTGCTCCGATGTCAGCAGCTTGGATCAACAATCCAGAAGACATTGCTTCACGCTTGATTGCTTCGTTAACCATACGCATACCACCCATACCAGTTTGAACAACTAACTGACGCTTAGGATCTGGACCTTGGAAGTCAACCTTACCAGCGTAGAAGTTATAAATCTCTGAACGGAACAAATCCAAGTTGAAGTTAGACTTGTTATAGATGCGCTTGAATGAGTTATCCAATTGCTTCCAAAGACCCACAGACAAACGCAAGTCATCTGGACCGTCTTGACGAACGCGTCCACCTTGTCCCCACATTAAGTAAGTCTCAATGTCAGTAGCTACTTTAGTCAAGTGAGCTGCTTCCATTGCAGTCAAGAATGTACGAGATAATGAACCGTTGTTTACAGCACGCTTAACATAGTCCTTACCCATACGTGAAACCATAGTCTCAAGACTAGTTACAGATGGATCAGAATTTTTGTCAAAGTTGCGCCAGATCTCTACTACAGGTACAGTACCATCTGCGTTCATTCCGCCTTTGATCATAAGATCAGCACGAGAAGATACAGAATAGTGTACGTGTGCTTCAGCTCCTCCTACGAAGTTGTAGAATTCACGGAAACCAGTAGCAGTTACGATGTCAGAGAAACGCTCTCCGTACTCACCGCGAGCAGAACCTTTACGGAAGATCTTAGTTCCAGGAGCTAAGATGTTAGTGTCAAGTCCGTAGCTAGAGTCATTGTTTACCAATTGTACAGTGTACAAGAAACCATCTCCCAAAGGAATGATGTCTTCAGTTGGTACAATGTACATCTCAGCACCGTTGTACTTGTCATAAGTGATGATATCACCATGACCGAATTCTCTGCGTGACATTTTGATTTGGAAGGTAGTACCGTCCGCACCAAGAGTGTCTCCATCTGTTAAGATGTCGTCAACAATGTAAGGAAGATCCATTACAATTGGCGTTTGCCATTTGTACTCTCCTCTTGCATTATCAACATTGATAACGTTCTTTCCACCAAAGCTAGACATTTGGTACAAAGGCATTTCTACCTTTTGTGCCATTGCCCAAAGATCTACTGGTCCTAAATCCATAGGTTCAGAGTTTTTGAGCATGTTAACCAAGTGGTAAGAATCTACGTGTGAACTAGCTGCGTAGTTGGTATCTCGTAGAAATATACCATTGTTTAAAACTGGAGTTGCCATGTTTTTTTTTGTTTATTTAAGGGTTAATTAATTATCGCTTAAAGAAGTTGCCCCCGCGAGGAATTCTTCTTTGAGTTGTCTCTTCTTTTTCTATAACTGGAGTACTTGTAGCCATCTTAGCTTGTTCAGTCTTAAGCTGACGTACTGTCTTCTCCACTTGTGCAGTTTTACCTTGCTCTCTAATCTTAGCCTTGTATCCTTCTGGATCAGCTAATAACCAAAGTGTTTCAGCAATAAGGTCATGTCTTGGCTCAACATACTGATACTTCTCTAGGAGGTGTCCTAACATATTAGTTTGTTTACCAGAGATTGAAGGGTAGTTAGGTTGAACAAGACCTGTATACAATAAACCTTGTACCTTCTTGTCTAACTTAATACCGTTTACCTCACCTGCATTCAGAGTATTGTATACGTTTTGCATATACGCTTGAGCTGCTTGTTGCTGTTGCTTACGCATGTTCTCCTGTTGGGTTAACTTCTGAGCAACTACTTGCTCTTGCATCTTATCCAACTTTGGTTTGAACTTTAAAGCTTTGCTTTGTAGCTCACCTCTGTCTTTCCATCCGTAGATTTCTTCATCAATCTCTTCTTCATTACCAAAGTTAGTAGCTCTTAGATATTCTCTAATAATGTGCTCCTGATCTTTAGAATCAGTTGGATCTAATTGACGTGCTTCTTCTACTTCAGAAAGAATACGGAATAAACCTTTAAGATCTTCACCACCATCTGCTACATATTTTGCAGCAACTTGTAGTTCTTCTGGTAATGAATCAAAGAATTCTACTGGTGTAGTCTCACGGATCTTGTTCTCTCTTTCAGCTATGTTAGCTTCCATAAGCTCTTCAAAATCCTTTAGAGTATACTCGTCTAATGGTTTATCATCATCAAACGGTACAATCTGCCCCTTCTCAATTAACTTATTGAAAAGTTCACTAACTCCACTCTTATCAACTTTAGGTCTCCCTGCAGCTGACTTCTTTGGTTCATCTTCAGTATCCGCTGGTGTTCCTAAGAACTCATCATCAAGCTCTTTAATAACATCCGTGGGATTATCTTTAGGTGTTTTATCATCTGACTCAGAGTCCTCTTCATCTGTGTCATTGTCAATAAAGGAAAGGTCTGTTTTACTTTGAGTAAAAATACTCGGTTTCTTATCAGCCTCTGGGAGCATAACGTTTTCTGCACCCGGTACACCTAGAAGTTCATCTAGGTTCATTTCTACCTGTTCAATAGATGTTGTTTCTATTGGGTTGTTTTTTTCTTCAGTAGCCATTTGTTTGTTGGTTTTTTAGTCTACAATAACAATATACACAAAAGTAGTGGTTTAAACTTTAAAGATTGATGCAATATTTTTTTTAATTGTCATACTATAGCTAAAGCTTACTTCTTCTTCTTTTTATCCTCTCCCCCTTTGTCAAATTTGTTCTTGTTTTCACGAGCAATTTGCAATTGAGTCTGAGCAATTTGTTGTTGCGTTTGTAGTTTTTGTTGTTCTATATTCATCTTATCGCGATGCTCCATTTGCTTTGTTGTCTCTTTCTGACGCTCAAAGTTCATAGTCTCTTGATATTGTTCTGTCTTTTGTAGCTTATCCATATAATCTACATAGTCACTCTGCATATTCTGGTTAACATCCTGCATAGCCCCGTAACCAGCAGACTTAATCTGAGCTTGTAGAATATTAGCCTCACGGTCTTTAGCATTCTCTTCAGCCTCAAACTCCATCTTCATGCGAGCCTCTTCAGCTTTAGCTTGAAGCATTTGATCTTGCATCTGTTGTTGAGATTGCATTTGCTGTTGTTTCTCAGCTTGTTGTTTCTTCTCAGCTTCCTTAAGGATATGAGATACTTCAGCAATAGACTCAGACTTAAGCACATTACCAAGATCATAGATGCTAGCACCAGTTGTGTTATTCTGGATAGCCATTTGCTTAAGTTGCTCAAGCATGGCTCTATGATTAGCTTTAGTAGTACAGAAGATATTAAGGTCTCTTAGTAGCAACTCAGTACCATTGATCTCAAAGTTCTTACGTTCATCCATAGATGTGATGTACTGTAATCTTGCAGACGGTTTAGTAGACTGATAGTGTTGAGCTAAGTCTGTGCGCATTTGGTGCACGCGAGGCATCAAATAGTCACAGTGTTGTATAAAGTAAGTTTCTGTTTGAGCATAGCTAGCATTGATTGATTGCTCAATGCCTGTGGCTGTTTGTTGCCCAATCTGTTGACCTAAGCGTTGTGGTGTAATACCAATAGTTTCAAACGCCTGCATCTTAAAGTAATTAGCCAACTGAATACGAGACATTAAACGGTTAGTCTGTTCAAGGTCAAGCTTCTGATAGTGTTGGAATGCAAGAGCGTTCTCTGTATTGGTAATAGAAGTATCCAATGGTAACATCTGGAAGTTCTTCATAGCCACGTATGCTTTGGCTAAGTTGTTCTTTCCCCAATCTTCTCCTAATGAGTGTCTTGGTAAAGCATTCTGATCCAGTAAGATCACAGTTCCTAATTCATCTACAAGGATATCAGCAATCTGGTTGTTTACAATGTTATATCCAATCTGGAATGGCTTCATTAAGTCAATCAATGAAGTAGATCTTGTATTACGGTCTGAGAATACAGAACCTTCTACAGGTAACTTACAACCATATAGAGAATCATCTCCTTTGAATTGGAACTTAAGAGGCTTAATATTATTCTCATTAACTCCAAGATAGATAGGATTGATACCACCAGGGTTATTACTTCCCCAGAATGTAGGACGGTTAGGTCCAATCTTAACACCACCCCATACTTCATTGATCCAGATCCAGTCAATATGCTCACCAAATACTAAGTTGTCCTTAGTCTTATTCTTGATAATGTTAGCATTATAAACAGGTTTGTCTGTAACTTTATAATTCTCATCAATGATATCTTGAGTAACATTACCATTATCAGAGATCTTGGTAAGGTGACCCACTCTACGCTGTGACTTCCAGTATACAGTTGTAACACGAAGCATGTTACTCATACCCATATCTAAATAGTCTTCATCATTCATCATGATCCAGTTAACAATATCTCCACCATAGTGAGCATTATCCCACATAGATGTAAACTGACGATAACCTAAAGATGGCATCTTAGTATTCCAGTCATGCGATTTAGTAGCATCATAGTAGCTACCATCATTCTGATAACCTTGAATAGGATAACCAGCTGAGCGTACAGGATAGATAAGCTCTAAGGCTTTCATTTGATCTTCTGTCATCAACCAGCCATAGCGGTCAATAACATCAGCTACAGTCATCATATCAAACTTACCAACCCATTGACCTTGAGATATATAACGGGATGCTGGTGACTTATGGTAGAATGTAAGAACCGGATTCCACAACTCTACATCATAATCATCTTCCAACATACGGAAGTGCCAGAACTCACGGTCAGTGATTAACATATCACGGAAGCCGCGCTCTTCTAACTCATCCATTCTAAATCTTTCTACATCCACACGGTGCTGATGCTCAGACCATTGCTCAACCATACTTCTATAGTCCTTATTAAAGAACTCTTGAATTTCTGGCAAGCTCTTAAGATTCTGTGGTTGCATAGCTTGTTGATACTCTTCAGAATTAGGATCTTGGTCCATCTCTGCAAGTTTCATAGCCATTTTCTGCTGAGCTTCAAATAAAAGAACTTCTTCTACTTTAGCACGTTTCTGTTCAAGCATCTCATTGTATGAGTACTCATCAACAGCTGTATAAGTTACACGGGTGTTTCTTTTAGCAAATTCAGATACTAATGTATTTACAACATTAGGTATAATAGGATAGAACTTAAGTTCTAGTGCTGTAGCATCTTCTCTTGTAAGTGTATCAATAAGATCTGCATTCTCATTGTCTTCTTCTACAATGTAGTCAGTTCTATCAATGATACCTTTAGCTAGTTTGTAGTTCTTCATGAATCTACGGGCATTTCTGCGTACGTGCTTAAGACCCTCCCATTCTAGCCAGTCCATATTCCAAGCAGCCCATTCCTGGTCCTTCTTAGATTTTGGTAAAAATTGAACAGGCTGATTGAGAGTACCCATACGGTTGTACTCACCCTTAGCTCCATTCTTTAACTGCATTGCATTATATACCTGCATACTATCTTAAATTTTTAAATGCTGAACGTGGTACTTTCATACCATCAAACTTATGCCCACCACCACCCATATGACGGAAAGGGCTCATATTCAATTTACTGAAATTATTGCGGTTATCCAAGTTTTTTCCCGCTCCAGTTTCTTCATAGCGCTTTTTATAACCTCTGTTAGCTTGTTGCACTTTAGCAAAAGCAATTAATGCTGCAAATGATACAAGTCTATCCACGTTAACTCCATCTCTGTATGCCATCATCTCTTTAAGTAACATGATGTCCGGGATACGCTCTATACCGTACACAGTCTTAACTACTTTACCATCGTCAGTAGTTTCCTGGTGTAACTCTTCTTTAAGAAAGTCAATAGCATAACTTACCATATGACTTTTAAATAAAGTACCAGTGTTTCTCCAACCGTATTCTTGAAACACATTAGCATTTGCACCAATGTCTTTTAAGAATAAGATCTGAGATCTGGGCACAAGATACTTCTGTTTTTTTCTAAATATCATATAGTTGATAAATTGACTAATGTTATTTTCAACAATAGTCCATGCATTATACCACTCTATGATAAGCTCTAATCTCTCATGAGTCTTATTGATATCATCAAAGCGTCCGCACCACGCAGCTACAATCTTGTCATTCTCAATAAAGGTCTCTACCTTTTCTCCATCATTCCTGGTAACTTCTACAGGTGTTTTATATACATAGATAGAACATAAAGATTCAGACGTAGTAGTCTTTCCTTCTCCCACGGGGTCAATACTTGCATAGTACATCCCAAACTCAGGATCTTTACAAGGTCTCTCATATACTACAAGAGTACCAGTTTTATCTTCAGTATCTTTTGTTATTGGGAACTCTGATATAGGAAGCTTATTAGTTTCTGTTACAGCAGGTTCTCCCCTCTCATTTCTATAGATATCTAAGAACTCATAAGGATACATCTTATCTTCAATTCTACGCATCTGAGATGTTACCAAGTGAGATGGGAACACAGATACTGTTCTGAAGTCAAATGCTTCTTTAATATTTCTAGGGTGCTGCGATATACGGAGTTGATATTCTTGAGGAGCAAGTTCTCTCTTCCATTCAGCAAACTGTTCATCCAATGCCTTTAGAGCTTCTTCTACATTAGAGTTACCGTATTCATCAATGTATGGAGGCATTGACCATTGCTCAGGAATAAACAAACCTGTTTTACCTATGACACCAGTCTCATCTATCAAGTTAGATTCTACTGAATATATATCATTAGCATCCGGTCTAGTGATCATCTTTTTTAAAGGTTCACACTGAGACAAGTCACCAACAGATCCTGCAGCAATGAACATACCTGTAGTTATAAAACCAGATTTCATAGCAGGACGGATATACTCAAATGTTGTATCCATCTTAGGTGCAATACCCGCTTCCTCATGGAAGAAGTATTTACATGGTCCCCCTACCCCGTTAGTTGGATCTTTCTCAAAGGACATCCCTTGCATTACGCCCTTAAGACCAATCTCTGATTTACGTTTCTGCGGTCCCGATACAGTCTCAATCTTCTGTTGCCACATCATAACCTTATTAGGGTTCATTGGACGGTACCAAGCTGTGTGTTGGTTTAAAAAAGCCTCGTATTCATTTAAGAACTTCCAAGTACCCTTCTCATTAATATAGTCTTTAAGACTTGCACCCATCTTAAGGGTAACCCCTTCTTCAAACCATATTTGGTTAATTAACTTACCAGCATGGTAGTATGATGATGCAATCTGACGTTTCTTTAGGATAGCAGCATGTCTATAATTT